CATTGATACAAACCCTAATGAACCAGAAGATGTAGAGGCAAAGTATGGCTGATTTGAATTTCTCTCTCCTTCCTTGGCAACAAGAGGTATTTAAGGATAAGACTAGGTTTAAGGTAGTGGCTGCTGGTCGAAGGTGTGGTAAGTCTAGGATGGCGGCTGTTACCTTGTTGATAGAGGGTTTAAAGTGTCCACAAGGCTCTGCTGTGCTTTATGTAAGTCCTACTATGGGACAGTCAAGACAGATTATCTGGGACTTGCTGTTAGACCTTGGAAGAGATATTATTCAGAACAGTCATGTGAACAATCTAGACATCACTCTGATAAACGGAGCAAGAATCTATGTTCGTGGTGCTGACAGACCAGATACCCTTCGTGGTGTGTCTTTGACCTATGCCGTACTGGACGAGGTAGCAGACATTAAGCCTGAAGCGTGGGAACAGGTTATCCGTGCATCTTTATCTGATAAACGAGGTAGAGCCTTGTTTATTGGGACTCCTAAAGGGCGTAATTGGTTCCACGACACCTTTAAATTGGGTGAGAATGGTGATGATGAGGATTGGAAGTCCTGGCACTTCACAACCGCAGATAACCCTTTGATCGACCCTAAAGAGATTGAATCCGCTAAGAAGACCTTGAGTACCTTTGCTTTTAAACAAGAGTACATGGCTTCGTTCTCCAATGCTGGAAGTGATATCTTCAAAGAAGAATGGTTGAAATATGGGGAGGAGCCAAACTATGGTTCTTACTTCATTGCTATTGACCTAGCAGGATTTGAAGAGGTTGCCAAACAAGCAGGGAATGCTAAAAAGCGTCTGGACGAGTCTGCTATCTGCGTGGTTAAAGTTACGGACGATGGTAAGTGGTTTGTCAAAGAGATTATTCATGGACGCTGGGATATCCGTGAGACTGCCTCTAAAATTCTGTTGGCGATTAGGGACTACCGACCTGTTTCCGTGGGGATAGAGAGGGGGGCATTAAAGAACGCTGTTTTGCCCTATTTGAGCGACCTTATGAGAAAGAACAACGTGTATGCTCATATCGTTGATTTGACGCATGGGAATAGAAAAAAAGCAGACAGAATCATCTGGGCTTTACAAGGTAGGTTCGAGCATGGCAGAATTGTGTTAAATTCTGAGGGAGACTGGGATGATTTTGTAGATCAACTGTTGTTGTTCCCCGCCCAAGGTGTCCATGATGACCTACCAGATGCCCTCAGTTATGTTGACCAACTTGCTGTTACTTCGTACATGGAAGACGATGACAGTGAGGATTGGGAGCCTATGGATGTAATATCGGGGGTATGATGGACGAACAATTTTCTCAGTTTGATGAGCCTACAGACAGCGACAAGGAACTAGTTTCCTTTGTTGTTGACCATTGTGACCGATGGAGAAGCTACCGAGACACCAATTATTTGGATGACTGGCTCGAATATGAGCGTATCTTCAATGGTGAGTGGGCTGCTGAAGACAAGACTCGTGACTCTGAGCGTTCAAGAATCGTCACCCCTGCTACTCAACAAGCTGTAGAAACCCGCCATGCCGAGATCATGGAGGCTATCTTTGGTCAAGGTGAATTCTTTGACATCCAAGACGATATTCGTGATGTCAACAACAATCCTCTAGATGTTGCGGCTATCAAAGCTCAACTAATGGAAGACTTCAAGGTCGATAAGATTCGTAAGTCTATTGACCAAATTGAGTTGTTGGCAGAGATTTACGGCACTGGTATTGGTGAGATTGTTGTCAAAACAGAGAAGGTTTATGTTCCTGCAACACAACCTATTCCTGGTCAAACACAAGCCGCTATTGGTGTTGTTGAGCAAGACCGCATCGCAGTAAAGATTGTTCCTGTTAACCCTCGTAACTTCTTGTTTGACCCTAATGGCACATCTATTGATGACTGTATGGGTGTTGCGATTGAGAAGTATGTTTCCATCCACAAGATTGTTAAAGGTCAAGAGGATGGCATCTATCGTAAGGTTCAAGTAACTACTGACTCTATGGATACGGATTTAGAGCCTACCCAAGAGATTACTCAGTACGAAGACGATAAAGTTAAGTTGTTGACCTACTATGGTCTGGTTCCTAGAGAATACCTTGAACAACTGGAAAACGAAGATGGTGAAGTCGAGGATTTATTCCCTGAAGACTCTACCCAAGACGAATATGCCGATCTGGTCGAAGCAATTGTCGTGATTGCCAATGATGGAACACTTCTTAAAGCTGAGAAGAATCCATACATGATGAAAGACCGCCCAATCCTTGCTTATCAGGATGACACAGTTCCTAATCGCTTGTTAGGTCGTGGTACTGTAGAGAAGGCTTACAACTCCCAAAAGGCTATTGATGCCCAAGTTCGTAGCCATTTGGACTCTCTAGCCCTGACAACTAGCCCAATGATGGCTATGGATGCCACTCGCCTTCCACGAGGTGCTAAGTTTGAAGTCAAACCAGGCAAGGCTATTCTGACAAACGGCAATCCTAATGAGATTCTGTTCCCATTCAAGTTCGGCAATACTGATGGCTCTAACCTGACGACTGCTAAAGAGTTTGAAAGAATGCTTCTTCAGGCTACTGGCACTCTTGATTCACAGGGAATGGTATCTGCTGTTTCTCGTGATGCAGGTCAAGGTGGTATTTCGATGGCTGTTGCCTCGATTATCAAGAAGTACAAGCGTACATTGGTGAACTTCCAAGAGGATTTTATGATCCCCTTCATCACCAAAGCCGCTTATCGCTATATGCAATTTGACCCAGAGCGTTATCCTACTGTGGACATGAAGTTCATTCCGACTGCTGCTTTGGGAATCATTGCTCGTGAGCATGAACAACAGCAATTCATCTCTCTCTTGCAGACTCTTGGCCCAAATACACCTGTTTTGCCAATCATTCTAAAAGGAATCATGGCTAATTCATCGTTGTCAAACCGCTATGAGTTGATTGAAATGCTGGACAAGATGGCTTCTGGTGACCCACAGGCTCAACAAGCACAGCAAATGCAACAACAATTGGCTATGCAACTGGCTCAAGCTCAGATTGCTGTCCAAACGACTCAAGCAGAGCAGAATAAAGCTGAAGCGCAAAAGTTATTGACTGAAGCGCAATTGATGCCTATCGAACTTCAGGCTAAGAGCATGGCTGCTAACACCAAGAATCTACCAAATGAGGCAGACTTGGCGGCTCGTGAGTTTGATAAACGAGTAAAAGTTGCAGATTTGCTACTCAAAGAGGCTGATATCAAGAATAAAGCCAAGATCGTTGAAAAACAGATGACTAAGCAATGACCCCTGAACTGCAAAAGTACTACGAAGAGAGATTTTCCACAATGTCCACACAAGGTTGGATAGATTTGATGGAAGATGTTGACAGAATGATTGAGCCTTTGAATAATATTTCGACAATTGCAGATGAAAAGACTCTACAATTTCGAAAAGGTGAGTTATCAATCCTTATTTGGCTGAAAAACTTGAAACAAGTCAGCGAACAAGCATTTGAGGACTTAAATGAAAAGAATTTATGAATACGCCTGTGAAAATGGGCATAAAACAGACAGATTTGTTGATTATGAGACAACAAGTCTAGTATGTGAGTGTGGTGGGCAAGCTCACCGCATTTTATCCGCACCTGCTTTTAGATTAGAAGGATGGTCTGGAGCCTTTCCTACTGCATACAGTAAGTTTGGTAAAAGCCACACAGATAAGCTAAAAGCGGAGCAAAAAGCCAACTCATAAGCAATAGTGCCGAGTTGAATGTCCTACAACCGATTGACGGCAGGAAAAAGGAAAATAGTATGTTGATTGACGATGACAAAGAAGAGTTTGGTGAATTAGAGATCGAAGAGCAGAAGGCAGAGGCTAAGTCTGAGCTTCCTGAGAAATACAGGGACAAAAGCGTAGACGAGATTGTGAGAATGCACCAAGAGGCTGAAAAGCTCATTGGTAAGCAAGCACAAGAAGTAGGCGAAGTCCGAAGATTGGCTGATGAACTCATCAAACAGAACCTGGTGTCTAAACAGCAACAGACAAAGCAGGAAGAGCCTGAAGTAGATTTCTTTGAGAATCCACAGAAAGCAATTCAAAGGACTGTTGACAATCACCCTGACGTCCAAGCAGCTCGCCAAGCGACTCTTGAGATGAAAAAGGTGCAAGTTCAGCAAAGGTTAGCGCAAGAGCATCCCGATTTTGGCGATATCGCAAAAGATCAGGAGTTTGCAAACTGGGTGAAGTCTAGCCCTGTTCGCTTAAAGCTCTTTCAAGAAGCCGATGCTGGATATGATTTCGACTCTGCCAATGAATTGATTTCTACTTACAAGCAACTACGGACTGTAAAAAGTCGCCAAGTAAGTGAAGAGGGTGAGGCAACTCGCAAGCAGAACTTAAAGGCTGTAGGTGTAGATGTAGGTGGTTCTGGTGAATCATCAAAGAAGATTTATCGTAGGGCTGACCTTATTCAGCTTCAATTGAAAGACCCAGATCGATATGCCGCTCTAAGTGATGAAATCATGCAAGCGTACATTGAGAAACGGGTTCGTTAAACATCGTTTTTAGGAGATTTAATCATGGCAAATACCGCCTTTTCCCCAACAAATAGCGTTACCACAACATCCGCAGCTAACTTCATTCCAGAGATTTGGAGTGATGAAATTGTTGCCGCCTATAAGAAAAACCTCGTCTTGGCTAATTTGGTCAAGAAGATGTCTTTCAAAGGCAAAAAGGGTGACACTGTTAACATCCCTAGCCCCGCTCGTGGTTCTGCTTCGCTCAAAGCCGCTACTGATGCCGTTACTCTGATCGCAGAGAGCGACACCAACATTCAAGTGTTGATTAACAAGCACTATGAATACAGCCGTTTGATCGAAGACATCGTTGAAGTTCAAGCCCTGACATCACTGCGTTCTTTCTACACAGAAGACGCTGGTTATGCTTTGGCAAAACGCATCGACACAGACTTGGTTCAATTGGGTCGTGCCTACAATGGCGCTACAGTTGGTACTGACGACTACGCTACATCTGCTTCTAGCACAAAGGCTTATATCGGCTCTGATGGCACTACCGCTTATAACAGCGCTAGCTCCAACGCGGCCGCTTTGACCGATGCTGCTATCCGTCGCACGATTCAGCGTTTGGATGACAACGACATTCCTATGGATGGCCGTTTCTTCATCATCCCTCCTTCAAGCCGCAACACTTTGATGGGTTTGGCTCGTTACACTGAGCAAGCATTTGTCGGTAACGGCAATGCAATCCGCAATGGTGAAATCGGTCAACTGTACGGCATGGCTGTGTTCGCCACATCCAATGCTGATACTGGTGCTGGTAACTCTGCAACAGACCGCATCTGCTTGATGGGCCACAAAGACTCTATGGTCTTGGTTGAGCAATTGGGCATCCGTTCACAGACTCAGTACAAACAAGAGTACCTCGGTACATTGTTTACTGCTGACACTCTGTATGGCGTGAAAGCTCTCCGTACAAGCGCTACTAGCTCTGCTGCTAACGCTTCTGGTGCTTTTGCTCTGGCCGTTCCAGCCTAATGTTGCCACTTTCCCCTCGCCTTAATCGGTGGGGGGATTTTTTCTTAATCTAGGAGGAATTTATTATGGCAACCGCATCCGCAGTATCAGTTCGCGCTGGTAACGATCAGTTCCGTGGCTTGTTCAGCGATACATGGGCAGTAACTGCTACATTGAACGCTGGCTCTTTGGTCGATGGCGCTGGTGAAACAGATGATGTAACAGTACCTGGCGTTGCTTTGGGCGACATGGTTCTTGGCGCATCTTTAGGTGTTGACTTGGTTGGTTTGACAGTAACAGGTTATGTTTCTGCCGCAAACACAGTCAAGTTCCGCATTCAGAATGAGTCTGGTTCTACTGTTGACTTAGCATCTTCAACAATGAAGATTGTTGTAGGCCGCATGGTCTAATCTAAAGGGGGCTAATAACCCCCTTTTTCATGGAGTTCTTATGGCAACCTTTAAGTGTTTAACCAGTGGTCAAACTGTTACCTTTACGTATCAGCATGACATTGATTCCATGAAGGGTCATCAAGGTTATGTCAGAATTGATGACGAAGTTGTTCAAGGGCAAGTACAGCCTCTAGAACTTACTCAACCTCCCAAGAAGATGGGTCGTCCACGGAAAGTAGTCGAAAATGTCTGAGATTGATCCACGAGAATTCGGAAAACTTGAAGCCCAAGTTGAGGCGCTTCAATTAGAAGTCCATGGGCTTCGACAAGATATTAAAACCCTCTTGGAGATGGCTAATAAGTCCAAGGGCGGTATGTTTGTAGGAATGGCGATTGCCTCCTTTGCTGGTGGCATCATTACTTTCATCGCAGATAGGGTGTTTTCAAAATGAAACCAACTAAACCTAAAGAAACAAAGAAGCCAAAAGGCATGCCCATTGCAATCATGATTGCTGTTGGTAAACCTATGCCAAAGCGTGGTGAGCGTACCGCCAAAAACATGATGAAAAAGACTGGTCGTGGCAAATGAAAAAGACCAAAGCAGAGGACAAGATCAGCAAAGTCTTTAAAGAATTTAAGGCTGGAACTCTTCATTCTGGCAAGGGTGGCCCTGTCGTTAAGAAGCCTAAACAAGCCCTAGCTATTGCTTTAAGTTCTGCTGGCATGACAAAAAAAATGCCACAAAAGAAAAAATGAATCTATAATTAGACAGGACGACAACCCATGTATGGGCCTTCTTTCTTGTTATACAAAGGAAATACATGAGGCCTGTATCCGTTGGAATTGAACCCACAGCCGCTACGCTGACTACTGTTTACACAGTACCAACGGGATATTACGCTCTCTTTAACTTGTTGTACTTGCACAATACAACAGGCAATACAAAAACGATCACTTGCAAATGGTACGATGCCAGCGCATCTGCATCTTGGGACATCCTAAACGGATATAGCATGGCTGCCAAAGAGTACTTAAAGTTTGATGGCTCTTACATTGTGTTAGAAGAGGGAGATAAACTCCAAGTCACAACTGAGGCTGGAAGCACTTTTGCTGTGTTGGCAACATTTGAACTTTATGGGGCACAACGAACATGACATACCTAGAACTTGTTAACGATGTGCTTATCCGCTTGCGTGAGAGTACTGTTACGACTGTTTCAGAGACAGCTTATTCTGCTTTGATTGGCAAGTTTGTCAATGATGCCAAGCGTCAGATCGAGGATTCCTACACATGGAATTGCCTCTCACAAACAGTCACTATTTCCACTACTGGTGGCACACATTCTTATTCTTTGACTGGTGTTGGTCAAAAGTTT